GTGTTAGCAACTCCAGACGTGCCAGCAGTTCCTGGCGTTCGTCATTGTCATGGGCTTTCGCCTCTACTACGAGTACCGGTTGCGTCTCTGGCTGGTCTGCGTCCCGCAGTGAATCCCAGACTACAGGGGCAAGGCGCTTTGCGCTTGTCCGGCTAAGACCGACTGCATCCCGCAGTCGACGTTCAACACCCCGCAGGGATGCGGGTTGTACGCTCTTCATGCCGTGCATGGCGTATAGCCCCTTAGCACGTCGAGCAAATTCGTCAATGATGGCATCCGCCATGGTCTGATCAGAAACCATCTCGATGGCTCCGCAGAGCGCATCGTAGTAGGCTTCAAGCCCCTCATGGATAAGGTCACCTTCGGACTCGTTGAAAACCGATGCGGCGTACTCTTCCGGGGACTGTTCAGGCATTGGAGCCATGACCACCTCTTCTTCTTCTTCCATCATCGGCTCCATACCGTAGTACTCCTTGAGGGTTTTAACACTGTTGCGATACTCGGCAGGTGTCGGGGTGATGCTTGCCTCGGCGATAGGCCAGCGGGTGATTTCAGCGGCACCGCCCATGCTTTTGCGCTCTACCAGATGACCAGCGGCACCAGAGGAAAAGCCCATCTTGCCTTGCTTGCAGAGCTTCGCAATCATCGAGCCGTATTCATCGGCCATGTCTAGTTGAGCTTCATACCATAGCCCGGTATCGTCCATCTTGATGTAGCCTGTACCGATAGACTTCTTCCCGACAGCGGCATCCATGCCGTGGTGGTAGTAGACGTTGAGCGGTACGCGCTTGCCTTCAGACATCGGGAAACCGTAGTCGGTTGACTTGGTGAAATAGTCACCTTCAAGGTCAGAGTTCTTGGTATCGCCAAAGCGCACCAGATAGCCCTTGACGTAACCAAGCCGGTCACTCTTGATATTGTCTACGGTAGAAGTCAGCAAGTCCATGGCTTCACTATCCCACATACCCTATTGATCCATCTGTCGGTTGGCAATCTCACGTTCCCACTCCATTGCAGTGCGTGGGCGCCGTACCGTGATACCGAACTCCTTCAGCGGAATGATGCTCGTCGTAGGCCCCCAGTCTTGGTTTTCCTTGACCCGTACAAAGTCAGAAAGCGGTTTGCCTTCCTTCCATAACCGGTAGCGGCCTTCACCCATGATTTCTTGTATCTCGCTGTCGTTGAGACCAGCAAGAATCCGATCAGGCGTGGCTACCTCTGGGCGGGTATCAGGGATGGAAGAATCACCGGTTATCTCTGCCCATGAAAGCGTTTCCGGTATCATCACGCACCGGCAGTTCGGGTGGCTTGGCATGATGGTGTCGGTAGCCTGAAGGGTGCCGGAAAGAGCCAAGCAAGCAAGGCATACCCGCGCATCCTGCGTAGCCTGCCGCCGGTATCCGGTCACCGCGCCGTTCTCCGTGTATAGTTGCCGCTGGGCTTCCCTGGCGCTTCGTATCATCTCAGTACGCGCTATCGTCTCGGCTCGTTGCCTGCCGATGTCCGCCGCCTTGCGTACCCGACGTGCTACCGTGCGCGGGCCTTCACCAAGGCTGATACCTTGTACCAAAGCCATCTGCATGGCATCGGTGGTTACTTGGGGGATGGCATCGAATAGGACAGCCAAAGGGCTACCATCGCCTGCGAACCCGACAAAGGCCTGCAAGCTTTCGTCAGGTAGACTTGTCCAGCTAGTACCAAGGGTAACGCCGGCGGGCTTTTTACCCGCTGCCGCTTCCACAAGGCTTGGCGTTGCATCATTAGCAAGGATAGCGGCTTGTAGCTGCCCATCTGCAGTTATCGTTGCCCCCTCGATGCTGAACTTCTTCAGGTTCTTTCCCAGCTGCTCGATGTTGTCTATGATCCGCTGGCGCATCCAAAGGATTGTCTCGGATGGCGGTTCGCCGTTTGCTTCACGCTCGGCTATCCTACCCTCCAGCGCTTCAAGCTCATCGATGCTTGCCTTGGTTGCGGCTTTGTATGCGCGTTGCATCCGGCTGATGGCTACACCTTCACGCTCCAACAGGTCATTCCGATACTTCTGACTAGCGGCATAAATCCTGCCCGTGCCGGTGTCTACTCGCTTGAGCTGGTCTCCAGCTCGTACCCGTAAAAAGGGTGAGACTTGTACACTACCCCCGGAGTGCATACGTGGTCACCATCAAGGCTCTTGCCGTCAGGCTGCATTGCGTCCCGCTTGGATGTAGCCCAGCGGTACCCAGCATCGCCGCCCCATAAGTCCCAGGCTACACGCCCCGGTGAAGGGAAACCTTCCTCACCAGCGTTGAAGCCTTCAGACTGCTTGTCTACTTCGTGACGAGAAAAGAAAGAATACATCCGGAGTATCGTGTCTTCGGAAAGTTGCTCCCCATTCACGATTTGGTTAGCCCGCGCAAGGCCTACCCGCGTCCCGCCGTCGAAACCTTCCGCTTTCCAATCAAGCGCCCGCTGTGCTGCTTCGACCATGCCAGCGTTCGGTACAAACTTCATCTCGTACGCTTTGGCTTCATCTCGCAGGGTAACCGGTGCGGCTCCCGTGTGCTGCACTGGGAGGTTAAGGAAGCTCGTAACGCTGCCCGGATCGTAACCGGAACGAATCAAGATACCTGCCGCATTGGTTGTCTCTGCCAGCGATGCACCCGTGCCAGCCTGTACGCTGATAGCGGATGGATGTAGTACGCCTTCATCTTCCGGCACGGCTTCAAGGCCGGCTATTCGCTTGGCTTCAGCCCGATCAATGATGCCAGACTTGTACAACCGCTCTGCTCGTGTGGCTTCCGCTTGCATATCATCAGCAAGCGCCCGCACGGTTTCAAGGTCATACATTACGTAATCGCCCTGCTGTGTCTCAGGGTATTCCGGCAGCAGGTCAGCGGTGATAGCGTCCGCCAAGGTACGCAGGAGTGGCACCATGCCATCTTCCCATGCCGCTTGCTGGGCTCTCTCATAGTTACTGTAGGTAGAGCGCTCTAAGCCGCTTCCAAGCCCCAAGACCATGGGGTTGATGCCAAGCGCTGAACAGATGCGCTCTTCAGGGACACGTCTCACGGAATCCAAAGCAAGCTCGGAAGGCGTAAGGGATACCCTGTCCATCTTGTACGCACCGGTCATTACCACGATGCCGCCGGAACCGTCCCCGGTTAGGTCTTCATGCAGTTGCCGCTTGACCTGCCGGGCATCGTCCATAGACATATCAACGCTAGTCTCTTTGGCATCAGGCCCGACAATCAAAGACGGCATGGCACCGTTAGCCAATAGTCCGTATGCGGTAGTGGATGCCGTGTTATCGGTTGCAATCTCACGCAGGACAGCGGTAAGCGGCGCACGTCCTATCCGGATATCGCTTGGGTCTCTGCCGTACCGGATATGGATGATGTCGGATACCGGGATATCAAAGGAGCGACCGTCAGTAGTGTAGACGTAGTGCGTTAGCGGGTTTACACCATTACCAACAGGTCTAACCATGTCCTGCGGTAGGAACTGCAAAGCGGTCACCGTGCCACGGGTGGAAGAGCGAATCTTTCTTAGGTAGGTATTACCGAATAACTTGTAATCTTGGATGACCCAGCCCCAGAATAAAGACCCCATTATCATCGGATCAGGTTGAGCCATCAACTGAATAACCGGGTGGTCTTCTACCGGCTCTGCCTGCTGGCTGTCTATCGGTCGGTAGAGCCGTGGTGTTGCCTGCGGGTAGTTCCTGACGTACCAGTCAATGGCACTAGCAACCACGCCATTCAGCCCAAGGTCACCGGCAACTCTAGCCCAGTCCTTAGTACTTCCAGGGAGCGCCCGGCGCAGGAGTGTCTGCAGCTGACCAGAGCCGTAACCGGTTAGGTAGATGTCCCTAGACTGGCTAAGCGGCAATGGCAATGCTTGTGTCGGGTTGGCTGCGGCTTTACGGCCTAAGAAGCGGTCAAAGATACCCATGGCTTCAGTATCCCACAAAAAGAAAAAGCCCCCTTGCGGGGGCATGTGTGTCTTCTCTGGTTTAGATGGTTGATATTGCGATGCGGGCCATCTTAGCGTATTTAGGTTCAAGGTCGGTGACAACTTCACCGGTTGCTACATTGACATACAACTTAGCGTTGATGATGCGTCCAGCCTTGCTGTTGCTGATGCGCTCGCCGTTCAACGTAACGTTGCGGAGTGAGCCAGTTTTGTAGCATTCAACTTCAAGACCAAGAATGTGTTGTGGCTTGAAGTAAACTCGGTGATTCGTTCCGCCGATCCATTCCTTGCCACCTGCTTCAACCAATCGTGTAATAAGTTCCATTGTTCTATCTCCCTGCTTGATGTCAATAATATACACCGCTAGTGTATACACGTCAAGAGTATAGGTAGATATATTTTAGACTGCACCCCATGAACGCTTAGCTCCGCACACCTGCCAAGCATAGGCCAGAGCGTCAACCACGTCATCATGCCGACCAACAGGGAAAGATAACAGTTCATCTTCAAAGTAAGCCGGTAGCCCTTGGCAGTGCATCACTTGGCTTTGTTCGTACCGAGCCTCTAGAGGCGCAAAGCGGGTCACTTTGTCACGGTCTGGGCGTATCCCCCGGATTGGTAGTTTCGTGCGTCTAAGGAGCTCCTGCACGACAGCCGCCTGATACTGCACCTGCTCGATGCCAATCATACTAGGATTCCACTTAGCCGCCATTGCCTCAATGAATCTCAAGACGCTTGCAAAGTCAGCGCGGGTACGGTTGATGTCTCTAACGTAGATCGTCCCATCGTCTCCCCGGCTCACTACCGCCACGCCGGTGAAGTCTGCTTCGCTCTTGGTGCTGATGGCAAGGTCAACCCCAATGTAGGTAGGTAGGCCTTCAGGGCAATCGCCATACCGTAGCCACTCCCGCTTGATGCGAGCGCCCGCCGCATCGACGAACTCCGCTAAATACTCTTGTCTAAAGGCGATGCTTGGCAGTGACTCACCCGCCTTGTCTACTTCCTCTGGGTCTATCCACGGGTTAGCCGTGGTCGGCATCTGCCATGCCATCCAGTCAGCATCGGTAGCGGCTTGGTTGTAGAGGGTACGGAAGTAGTTGGAACCTTTAGGCGTAGATAAAAAGAATGCATCGCCTTTGAAGTCTGTAAGCGTTGGGCGGATGGCTTCAGTCCAGGCTTGCTCTAGATGCCGTGCCATGGCGGCTTCGTCAATGATGACCCGCTTGTACTTACGACCACGAGCAACGGTTGACGGGTCATCAAGCGTCCAGTAATCGATAGCTGCGCCTGTTATAAGCTCGATGCGCGGTGCTGGGCTTTGTACAGCTCGCCGGATGACGGGAGCATAGA